ACCCGCCCCCGGAAGTCGAGGTTGTGGGGGAGCCAGAAGCACTTGAAGCGCCGCAGCTCGTCAGCGGTCTCAAGGTCCCGCAGGAGGACCGCTTGGTCCGCTACGATCCCCCGGTTCCTCTCATGGATGCCAGCGAGGGTGATCCGGTGGCCCTTGCGCTGCTCAGGGGTCATCGCCTCCCAAGCCTCAGGGTCGAGCTTGGCAGGGATGGAGAGCAGGGCGTTGGAGGGGAGGCCGAGCTTGTCGTAGTCAAGGCCCCTGTCAAAGCACCACTTCACAAGGTCAAGGATGGGCTGGTTGATGGCCCACGCGGTCCCTTGGATGGCGTTCACCGACTTCAGCACATAGTCCATGTCGCCTGCCTTGATGGCATCGCGGATGAGCTTCTTGTGGTCTGAGTTGTAGGTACGGACGAGCTTGACGGTGCGGGCCGAACGTTCCTCGTAGTAGCATCCGGTGTCCATTGAAGTCCACGGACGCGGAGGGACGACCATGGGGCGGTGGATGGGCTGCATCCATGCCATGCTCTCGCGGAGCTGACCGAACATGGTGACCCCTTCGTCCGTGAGGCGAACGAGGGTGTCGGAGACGTTGCGGGCGACAGGAAGCGTGACGACTTCGATCAGCCCCGGAAGGGCCTCAAGGGTAGCGTTCAGGAGAGGCTCTGCGACCTTCAGCTTGTATGCCTGATCCCATGCCTCATGTTCGGGAGCGTTGTCCTTGGCGAGCTTGTTGAAAGCCTTCTTGGCGTTGCGGGCGCTGCCTTGCTTGGCGGCGACCACGCGGAGGCGAGCAGCCACCTTCTTGCCCTGCTGTTCCTCGATGTCGAGAGCGACGATCTCAGCCTCGATCTGCCCACCGATAGCGGTCTGGACAGAGGCGAGCTTGTTGGCCTGGGTGATACCGGCGAAGATGCAGTTGAGGGTGATGAAGGACAGGAGGTCAGCGTCAAGGCGGTTGAGGACCTTGAGCGCTGTATGGCTCTTGCCCTTCCCGGCAGTCGCGTTGTTGGCGTCGAGCCACTCGCGGACCTTGGCGGTGACGAGGGGGATGGACCCCCGGATCATCTTGACGGCTTCGGCTCCCGAGTTGCCGCCCATGTTGTCAATCGTGGATTGCTGCTGCTTGATGTAGCGCTCGTAGCCGTCCTTGGCGGCGCGAAGCTCGATGGTGCGCTGGGCTTCGATAAGGTCGGCAGTTTCGGTCGTCAGGGCAGGCTGTGTGTGCATCGAGGCAACTCCTGAATGTGCTTGAGGGTATGGGTGACTTTTAGACCGGATCGGAGACGGTCCACGATCTGGGAGGGTCACTAGGCGAGGGGCTGGAGGGAGGCAAGGGGGAAATCTTCAAGGGATGCGAAAAGGCTCCCAAGGGTGATCCCTCAGGAGCCTTTCGGAAGCGCTTAGAACCGGAGTGTGGGGACGTTATTCCCCGCAAATTCCCCGCAGACCCCTGAGGGTCTAGTCATCGTTCGTGGCGCTCCCTTCAGTTCGGAGTGAGGCGACTTTCCCCGCATATTCCCCGCGCGGGTAGCGTGGAAATCGAGGGCCGCAGTAGCCGCCTCAGCCGCCGTCCTGTCGTCAACGTGAGCGTAGCGCAGGGTCGTCTGGATCGTCTTGTGACCCATGATCGTCTGGAGGACACGGATGCTCATCCCCGCCTGAATTGCGCGAGTGGCATAGGAATGTCTACAACCGTGGAAGGTGAAGGTGCTATCATCGTGCAGGCCCATTGCCTTACGAACCTTGTCCCACTCGTTCCTGAGCTGCCAGTAGCCGGGGAGCCCTGCGGAGACGAGAGGCCCCAAGACCTTGTAGATGTCGTTGGTGATCGGCACCGACCGACCCTTACCGTTCTTGGTCTTCCACAGCCTGATCCAAGCAGGCTCCACCTGATCGGGGACGAGGGAGAGCAGCTCGGAGGCTCGAAGCCCCGTGCGGATCGCTACCCAGACAATGCTGTCGTAGGGAGCCGGGAGCAGCTCCATCAGCCGATCTTCCTCGTCGTAGGTGATCCAGCGGATACGCCCCTCGTCCTCATCGCGCCAATCGATCTCGGGCACAGGGGTCTTCTTCAGGTCCCGCTTGAAGCAGAACTTGAGGAAGGCCGACATACAGGAGAGGTAGCGGTTGATGGTGCTATCGGAGACGCCAGCCCCCTGTAGGGTCGTCACGACCATATCGACGGCGTTCGTGTCGAAGGCATCCATCGCCATGTCATCGCCCAGGATGGAGCGTATGCGGTCGAGCTTACGGAAGCTCTCGGCCTCAGTCTCCTGCCCGGCCCACAGGAGGCCCTTCGCACGGGTGGCGGCATCGCGTAGGCTCACAGCCGCGCGAAGGGTCTGCTGGATGGGCTTGTGCCCCTGAGGAAGCTCGCCGGTCTCGATCTGACGCAGCAGCTTCGCCTCAAGGAGCTTGGCGTCCTTGGCGCTCTTGGCGGTCCCACGGAGGCGCTGGTCCCCCTTCTGGACTTCCACGCGGAAGTTGCCCGTCAGGACCCCTCCCCGCTTCTCTGCATAGATAGACACGGCGATCAGTCCTTCGAGTTGCTGTTCGCGGCCACAAGCCGCTGCACGATCTTTCGCCCCTTGGGTGACAGGGCATACATGTTGCGACGGAGTTCCTCCGGGTCGGCCTCACGGGTGATGAGACCGTAGCCTGCGCCTCCCGCTCTCGTCTTGTCCGAGAGATCGAGAAGGTAGCGGCTTGCGGTGGACTTCTTCATGTCCGCCTTCTCAGCCAGCTCCGTAAGGCTCATGCCTTCGTTGAGCGCGACCGTAAGGAACATCTGAACCTCGCCCACCGGCATGGTGGAACTCAGTTCACGAAACTGGACGATAGCCTCACAGATGGACCGTATGACCCCTCTGTTACGTCCTACAATGTTCTCGTCGTCTACCATCTCAAAGCCCCTTGCTACCGTGGTGGCGGGGTGAGTGCTGAGGGTCGCGGTAAGCATAACTTAACTCCGTCTCGATGTGCGGACAATCCGCAGGTTGGAGACACGTTCCACAGCCTCTCACATTTTTTTCCATACGTTGGAACCCCTGAAATCTCAAAAACACAGATCGCCCCGTCCCACATGGGGACAGGGCGACCTTATGGTCAACTAGGCAACATTACCGGATCGTGAGCTATTTCTGACCAAATCCAAACTTGTTGACTAGGGTGCGGATACCGAAGGAAGCCGCGATTGCTGACAGGAATGAAACCTTATACCATTCTGGCGCGGAAGCGATTGCGGAAAATCCGCCATCTACAACCTCTTTTCCCCATGAGCCGCAGAAGGCGAGGATCATAGGCATTGACAGGAGCAGCGTGAGGTACTCGTCCTTCCACGAATGCTCCATCTGCTGGGCAGCTTCGTTGTCCCAAGTGATCTCGGCGTCCTGCGCCTTGTTGAGCCTTGCGACTTCCGCCTCCGCTCGGGCAATCTCGATCTTGGCCTGAGCGTCGATCTGGATTTCCTTGAGCTGCTGCTTCTTCTCTAGGGCCTTGCCTCCAATGCCCAGAAGGGTGGTGATGATGTCGAGGATCATATCAGCCCCCGATCATCTTCTGGAATAGGCCGGGGCCGAGTATGCCCGAAAGGGCAGCAACGACAGCGCCCATTCCTAACATCCTGGCCCCTGACTTCTCAAGGACCCTGATGCGGGTTTCGTGATCATCTGCGGTGGATCGAGCGAGGGTCATGTGATCGAGGATGCTATCCTGCTTTTCCTCGATGCGGGTGAGCCGTTCAATCACGGAAATGTCGTCAAGAGGCATTGCTGTAGGTCCTCTCGGTGTCGGAGAGGAACGCTCGTTCACAGTGACCCTTGCCGAAGATCAGCTCGATCAGGAAGACGGAGGTAGACCCCCACCACTTCCCGACCTGTTTGGCCTCGTAGGAGCGACTAGAGAACGATTGGTCCCGGTTGCCCCCAAGGAGTGTGTTCAGCCCTTGGGTGAGGGTCCCAAGGACATTGATGATGTATTCTTTGAAGGTCATAGGGTGCTTGCGGTGATGAAAAGCTGGTCGATCTGCTCGTCTGTGAGACCAAGTGCAGGACCGATGGAGGCGATGAGAGGACTGTCGCGCTTGACGTTCGCCTCGTATTCCCACTGGATTTTCGCAGCTTCGCGTAGGAAGTCGTCAGGGATCGCAGCGATTTGAGCGTCTACCGTGGAGGCGGTGATCCCGGCTCCAAGAAGGGCGAGACGGGCCTGCGCCATCGTGACGGCTTGGGGGACGATAGGAGTAGCGTCAGGCTCGTCGTCAGTGGTGAGGATGAGATCGTCGCGGACGGTCCCCGGTTCGGGTGGCGTGTCGAACCAGTAGCGACGGCCCTCAGTGTCAATGTAAGTAGGCATTAGGCCCAAGTCCCCTTGGTATAGGCACCTGTTTCGGCAATCTTGCGGAGAGTGATGTAACTTTGAGCGCTGACATTCGCAGCGGCTGCGGTTGCCAGGTTAAGTGACGGGATTAGCGTTCCTGTAGCGCTGATATCGACGTAGCCTGTAATCTGTACGACCAATCCCGTACCGATACCTGCTGTAACAGGAACTGAGGTAGACGCTCCGCCTGTTCCAGCAGAAGACGAACCGCTTAGTGCGGAAGGCGCTGAATTCGCATCATAGCCTGATACAGTAAGACGTCCACGCACGATGGTGGCGGTCCCTGCCCCCTTCAGATCTATGGCAGACAGATTTCCAGATGTGGACGACATACTCGTCAACTCTACGAGCATATCAACCGCATAGATGCCGGTTGCATCTACCGTTAGTGTTCCGGTGTTGAAAATCTTCTGCGCAGCCGTGGTCGATGTGAGGGTATAGAATGTCGTAGTGATCTGGGCGTACTTGAAGGCAGAACCTACACCGCCAATCGCTGTGTCCACTTCAGTCTTCGTGTAGGCGTCCGTGATCCCGTATCCTGCCAAGGTCGTAGGGTTAGTCCCACCTGTCACCCGGCCCTTGGCGTCCACTGTTACGCTCTTGTAGGTCCCGGCAGTTACCCCGGAGTTGGCGAGCGTCAGCGTGACAGAGGTAGCCCCGGAGCCGGTCGCATCCCCAGAGAAGGTGATCGACTGATTGCCGGTAATGTAGGCGTTGGTGTCCAGAGACCATGTGTTGGCAGCGGTTTTCGCTAGGAGACCGGAAGTCCCTGCTAGACCAGCGATAGACGTGAGGTCCCCGTCGAGAGGCTGGGCATCGGTGATCCCATAGCCGCTGAGGGTCGTAGGGTTCGTGCCTGCCGTGACGCGGCCCTTGGCATCCACGGTGACGCTCTTGTAGGTCCCTGCGGTGGCGACAGTGGCGAGGGTGGTCGCAAAGGACCCTGTGCCCGAGCCGGTTACGTCTCCGGTGAGCGTGATGGTCTGATCGCCGCTGTTCGTCCCCGTGAGGCCGAGAAGCGTCTTGGCCTGAGCCGTGGTCAGTGCTTCCACGTTGCCGGTAGCTGCCGTGGTGCGCCCGAGGAACGTGCCGGTGGCGACTTGAGCCATCTGTCCGAGCGTGACCTTGTTGGCCCCGATGGTCAGTGTGACAGCCGTGGTTCCAGAGCCGGATACGTCACCGCTGTACGTGATTGACTGATTTCCAGTCAGGTAGGCGGAGGTATCGAGAGCCCAGGTGTTGGCGGCAGTCTTCTTCAGGAGGCCCGAAGTCCCCACAAGACCCGCAATGGAGGTCAGGTCTCCGTCGAGGGGCTGGGCGTCCGTAATGCCATACCCGGAGATGGTGGTCGGCTTGGACCCAAGGTTGGCGTAGGTGAAGTTGGCGGTGGTGACGTAGCTGCCTGCGGCCTGCTTCCCACTGAGGGCAGTCTGGAGGTCAGTCTGATCGGTGATGGTGCCAGTGATGGCCCCCCAGACGCCAGCGGCTCCTGCGGGACCCTGAGGACCTTGGATGCCTTGGATGCCCTGCGGACCTTGCGGCCCGGTGTCCCCGGTGTCCCCCTTAGGGCCGGTAGGACCTTGGAGGCCCTGAGGACCCTGAGGCCCGGCGTCTCCCTGAAGACCTTGCGGCCCGGTAGCCCCGGTAAGCCCTTGCGGACCCTGAGGGCCAGTAGCGCCTTGAGGGCCTTGGATGCCTTGAGGACCTTGAGGGCCAGTGTCTCCCTGAGGGCCTTGAAGACCCTGCGGGCCGGTAGCGCCTTGCGGGCCTACGTCCCCCTGAGGACCCTGAGGCCCGGTGTCTCCCTGAGGCCCTGTAGGACCTTGGGGACCGGCAGGGCCTATAATAGCCGCGAGGATCGGATCGTCGGAACTCTCAGCGTGAAACGAGGTAAGCGCGGCATCGCTGTCCCCGTTGATGAACACAGGGTCAGAGGTTCCGCTGTCCCCCGGCACGAATACCGTGGGCGGAATATATGGATCAGGCATTTTCTAATTCAGTAATCGAGCCGATAGGCAGGCTGGATGGTCATCGGCCCCGAGAAGTCCTCTTGGAGCTGCTGGGCCTGAAGCTCCTGCACCGCGAGAGCGAAGCGGTCGGCAAACCGCTGGAGGCGCTCGTCCTCGAAGTGATCTGCGGCGTACTCAGCGGCCCCGTAGATCAGCGCATCGGAGGCGCTCAGGGTCCAGTGGTTCGTATCCGCGTCAGCGTCCAGCGCAGGCTCCACGCCATAGTAGCGTAGATGGAGGGTGTCGGTCGTGGCGGGGGCCGGGCGCATCCGAAGGTCGTGTCCGGTCTGAACGAACAGGCACGGATCGCCTCCTGAGGCGGGGGTTGCCAGATAGCGCCCCATGTCCACCCTCTCCAGCTCGCGGGTGTCCGAGAACAGCTCGATCAGCTCAAGGTAATCCGCAGGGACACGGAAGATGCCGTCCACGTTCGGAGGGTTGAACGACACATACTTCTGCATGAAGCTGGGCCGCAACAGACGCTCAAGGCGGGTCTGGGTAAGACCCACGAACTGAGCTGCCAGCTCGTCGGTCATGTCACTTCGGTTGATGAGGCCCCGAAGGCGGGCCTTGATGTCTGCGTAGTTCATTATGTCTTAGATGATGCGGCGGGAGGTCGCCATGAGGCCCTCCATGTCGAGGCTCTGGAGGCGCTTGAGAACGTCCTTCAGCTCCACGTTCTTGTCGAAGATATTGAACCCTTCGGCCATCCATTGCTCGACTACGGAGGTCGGGATGGCGGCTACGTGGTGGAAGTCGCCCATGCGGCTGTTCGCGCTCTCGATGCGCTGGGAGGCCAGGTTGCTGAGGAAGTGGGACCCAAGGTCCTGAGTGCGCTTGATGACGAGGTTCTCGTCGTCCACGCGGAAGGCATTTTCGGTGTCTACGAGAGACACGCTCTTTGAATTGTCCATGATGTCTTGGTTTGAGGGAAGGGGTGTGGCCCCACGACACTAGGTCGCAGGGCCACGGACGAATTACGTCAGGTTGGTGATGAGGGCGTCACCGGCGTAGTTCTTGTGCTTCAGGCCGAACTCGCCAACGATCATGTTCATCTGAGCATCGCCGGTCTTCGCCAGCGGCTCGCGGGTCCAGCCACGGAGGGTCACTTCCTCCCACATGCCCGGATCGATGAGCCAGGCATCCTGCGACCGCTGGAAGCGGTTCAGGACGACCTTGAACTCACCGAACGGCGAGACGTAGAGGTTGACCACGTTGACGAGCTTGGTGCCCTCGCCATCGAACTCACGCTGACGGCCAGCGGCCCCGGTGAAGCCCGCGACGATAAGGCTGTCAGCAGGCTTGATCATCAGGACGTTCGGCTCGGCACCTACGTTATAGGCAGCCTGAGCGGCAGCAAGCAGCGCCGTTTCGCTGAAGGCAGCGGCGGTGCCGGTCGTGCCACCCAGCGGGGTCGCAGCGCCCATGTAGTAGCGGTTCGTCGCCACGGTGACCTGGGACGCAGCGGAGGCGGTCAGGCGCGGCGTGGTCGTGCTGTCACCGGCAGTCGCGGTCTGGGCGAGGCCGATGTAGGCGTTCTCCTTGTCGCGCTTCAGTTCCTCACCGGCCTTGGCGAGCTGGTAGGCGGTTTCCTTGGCGCGACCGTACTGGTCCACGGCGTCTTCGGTTGCCGAGACCTTGATGGTCTTCTCCATGATCTGCGTATAGTTGGACCGCAGGGTCGGAGGGGTCAGGGTGGCGTCAGCGGCGGTGAAGCCTTCGACCTTAGCGTTGGTCTGGACGGCCCGCAGGCTGTCTTCCATCCACTGGAACTGACGGTTCTTGGTCTTGCTTGCGCCGATCATCGTCTGGAACGGCGTCTTGGTCGGGGTGATGCGGCTGATGATTTCCGAGACATCTTCCTTGATGCCAACGGTGTCGTAGGTGGTGTAGGTTGCCATGTTCTTGTAACTTGAAAGGGAATTAGGGGGTTAGGGTTGGGTTCAGTCGCTGGTGTCGGCCCAGCGCTCCATGAAGGCGGCAACGGCGTCGTCACGGCTGCCCGAGCGGGCGAGCTTGGTGAGACCCTCGTTTCCACGCTTCCCTGAGGCGAGGCGGTCAGAGCGGTTGGAGCTAGGCTTCACGACCTTCTTGGCCGTGTTCTTCACTACGGTCTTCTTGACCGCAGCCTTGGCCTTGAGGCTGTCGAGGCGCATGGCCTTGTGCATGAACTTGAGGACGGTCGGATCGATGATGCCGGTGGCGACATCTTCGGGCATCCCGTTCTCAACTGCGTAGGCGAGGACCTTGCTGTAAACCTCACGGTTCCAGCCCGGCACATCGCGCTCAAGGACGGTGATCGCTTCCTTCGCGGCTGCGATGCGTTCGTCCTGCTTCTGCTGGGCGATGCGACCAAGGAAATCCTTCGCCTCCTGATCGATGAACTCCAGCTCCTGCACGGCCTCACGGGCTTCAGTGCGGAGGGCGAGGAACTCATCGGGAGTGAGGCGCTGCTGGGCTACCAACCAATCGATCTTCTCGAAGGGGGCGACCCGTTCCTTGGCCTTGTCCAGCATACGCTGGGTGACTGCGACCGCTCGCTCGGTATCCGCTTCTGCGGTCTTGCGGGCGGTGGCGACTTCTTGAGACTTGCGAGTGAGGGAGGCTTCCTGCCCGTAGAGGCGCTTCAGCTCCTTGACGGTGACGCTCTTTTCCTCGCCGTCAACGGTCAGCGTGACCCGGTGGTCGTCCCCTGCAACAGGGGCAACGCCGGCATCATCGTCTGCTTCATCGTCATCGGTGGCTTCGTCGTCGTTGTCGTCACCTTCGTCCTCATCTTCGAGGTCGAGGTTCTCATCTTCGTCGTTGTCGTTAACCTGAGGCTCGGTCTCGTCGTCCTCATCGGTGTTTACCCCCTCGTCCGTGTCGGATGGCGTTTCAGCGTCCTTCCAGCGGTCAAGGAAAAGGTCAGTGGCGTCGTTAAGCGAGACGCCGGTTTCATTGACGCCCTCAGTAGGGGTGGTCATCGGTCAGTGTTACCTTGGATTGTAATGGGGCCGTCTTCGCGTTCAGCATGTTCGGCGTCGAGCCGCTGCACCGCCTGATCCTTCGTGAGGACCCGTGCGTTCAGCTCGGCTTCGATGGCCTGGAGGCCCCGGTAGAGGTTGTAGGTGTCTTCGCGTCCCGTTGCGTCGGATGGGCTGCTCTCCGTGAAGGAGGCAAAGCACTCGATAGCGAGGGACTTGAGGACGGATTGAAAGGTGGGATCGGAAAGGAGGCTGGCGGCTGCCAGCCCCCTCTCGATGATTTCGTCTGTGGTAGGTGTCATTACCCGTTGGGTGAGATGATTGCGGTTGCCTTCGCGTTCTCCGGGGGAGCCTTGGCGAGTTCTTCCTGCGCCAGTGCGATCTCGGCCTCTGCGACTTCGATCCGGTTCTCGGTCTCGGCCTGCTTGCGGTCCTGATCCATCGCCTTGATGTGGAACTCGATGGTCTTGAAGCGGCGGTCCATGTCGGCCTTGAACTGAGCGAGCGTGGCGTTGTCGCTTTCCTTCTTCTCGGCCAAATCCTGCTTGCGCTGGTTGAGTTCGAGTTCCTGTTCGCGGAGCTTGAGTTCGGTAGCGGCGAGGGGATCGGGCTGCGGAGGCGGCGTCTGCTCGGGGTTCTTGAGGAACATAGAGATGTCCCGGTGACCCTTCGTCTCGAAGACCGTCTTGTAGAGGTTGTACCTCTCCTGCGGCGTATAGAGATGAGCGATTGCCGGGTCCTGGGCGAGGATGGTGCCCAGCTCCAGATACTCCTTGGCGCGGTTGTCACGCTCCCCGTAGCCGAGGCGGAAGTCGATGGTTACGTCCCGCTGGTTCGACCAATCGCAGGGGGTCACAGGGACCCATTGCCCGGCGACATCTACGACCCGCTGGTGGTTCTCGTTCTCCACCACAAGGCGGTAGACTTCGAGGAACAGCGGCCCAAGGAACTGCGAGGCGAAGGCACGGGCCATCGTCTTCTGGCGCTGCATGGAGGCTCCGATGAGCTGCTCCACCATACCCTGCGAGTTCTGATTGCTGATCGCGTCCTTGTTGAGACCCTGCGAAAGCCGGGAGACGCCAGTTACGTCCTCCTTGTCCTCATCGAGCATCTGCACGGTTTGGAAGACGAAGGGGTTCAGCGGGGCCTGCGGGATCGGGAAGATACCGTCAGGGCGCGTGACGTTGACCAAGCCACCGATGCGGTTGTCTAGCAGCTCTCGGGGGTTGGTCAGGGCACCCTTAACAACGCCCATGCGCGGGTTGTTGGCGACAACGGCGTGGTCGAGGATCGAACGAACCAAGACGGTCTTGGCGTTCTGGGTCGGGATGACGCGGGCCGCGAAGTTCTCACCCCAGAAGCGGTGAGGCGTGGGGAGGGGCGCGTAGGAGAAGAACGGGTGGCGATCCACCTGTTCCTTGTCGAGAATGACATCTCCGCAATGGACGATCTTCCAGAGCTTGGTGGTCGTCCCGTCGAGGTTCAGGCGCGTGTAGGTCTCATAGACCACATGCTTGCGGGAGCCGGGCTGACGGTCGGCGCTATCGGAGGTAACGCTGCCATCGGACACACTATCGAAGCGGTTGACCCGCTCGTTGTCCATCGCCAGCTCATCGTCCTTGCCGTCCGAGAGGCTATCGACCTTCTTGGCGTCGAACCCATCGGCCTTCAGCTCATCCTTCGACTTCTCCGTTCGGTGGGAGATGATCGGGGAGGATCGGAGGTCCTTGATGTTGGGCGGAACGATGAATTCCTCCATCGGGAGGCACTCGATCCTGACCTGGCTCTTGTCTTCCTTGCGGGTCAGGGTCCCTGAGTAGAGTTCCGTATCCGGGTCGATTTCGAGGTCTTCGAGCGTTACGCCATCATCGGCCAGCAGCTCGTCCAGACTATCACCATCGAGGTCCTCGAAGGTTTCCTCGATCTCGGAGACGCACTTGTCCCAATAGACCTTCACGACCGCGTTGCGGTGCGTCAGTCCCCCGTGGATCACGGAGGCGAACAGGCATGTGCCAGCGTTAAGCTCGAAGACTACGTGCTTGACGTAGGCCGTGGCGACCTTGGCGAGAGGAACATCGTCCTCACCCTTGGGCGAGAAGGCCACAATGTCGCCGTGAGCGCTGAAGGTCTCTAGGAGGGTCGCCTTGGCGCTCTCCACCGTGTCGAATACGTCCGTGGAGACATACTTGGAGTTCCCGGCGTGGAAGGGGGCGGGGAGCTTGCCGTTGTAGTAGTCTTCGACCTTACGGCGTTCCCCGGCCAGCTTCGTGTCCGTGTACTTGACCCCGGCCTTCAGGTCGGAAGTCAGTAGGGACAGGATTTCACTGTCCGATAGTTTCTTAGGCATTTAGATCGCGGTTAGGTAGAAGTCGTCCGTGGAGACGACAGGCGTGAAGACGCCTTCGTGGATATGGTTCGCAATGGCGAGGGCAGTCACACAGTCGTCGTGACAGCCGCTCTCGGCCTCCATGTTCCCGCTGTCGGTCACAATGTAGGTCATCAGTTCAGCGATGGTGGTGCGGTCGAGTAGCGTCAGCTCCCCTTCGCGCAGCGAGGCGCGGAGCTGGTCGATTACCAACGGCTTCGTCTTGGTGTTCATGCGGAACCCAAGGTTTACCGTCTCCTTGTCATCGAGCTTGTCGTATACCGTCTCCGTGTAGAAGTTAGGGTATGCGAAGTCTTTGCCCAGACGAGTGCAAGTGAGGATGCCGTGGTTGTTGCTCTCGACCGCTATCTTGGCGGTATTATAGAAGAACCCTAGGGCCTTCAGGACCGTAGCGAAGTAGTCGGGGTGGACATGGCCTCGCCATATCCCGACTTGTCGTTTCTTGCTGTTGAGGATTTGGGCGACCGAATAGTCTCCCCCTCGGACGCCCATCGCTACGTCAGCGCCGATGTAGTATGTTTCGGCGGGGTCTACCTTCTCATAGACGGTAAGCTCCCCTCGCCGGTCATCTTGGAACTCGTCTCCCATCAGCCCCATTGTGGGGGCCGATCTGGGCGCGGACTGCGCCATCTCCGAGAGTTGCTCAGGGTTGAACACGGGGCGACCCGTGGTCAGGAAGGCTTCTTCAGGTGTCGAAGGGTACTCCTGCTTGAACAGGTCGATACCGTTCTGGGCCACCTTGCGGCGGCGGAACATGAGCTGCTCGTCATCGAGGTCATGCAGCTCTACGAGCCGTTCTTCCTCGGGAGTGCGCTCGAAGCCTTCGGGGACAGCTTCGCGGTATTCGTCTTGGATGAACCACGGGAGGAAGACCGGAATGTAGCCGTTGGTCCCTTCGACCGCTCCCTTCCACATATCGTAGAAGACGCCAGAGACGCCATTGGCCGTGCTTTCGATGAAGACACAGGTGTTGGGGCGGCTAGGAATGGCCTGGAGGATACCGTTCAGGATATCCTTGGCGGTGTTCTTGGGCCAGAACGCCAGCTCCGACAGGTGGGCGACCGTGATGGTTTCGCCTCGGCCTACGCTCTCACCGCCTGCGGTGGCGACCGCATAGCCGCTGTCGAGCTTGTCGAAGTTGAGTTCCTTGCGCGACGAGTATTTCGTCTTGGGCTTGAGGGCCTCAGGGGTGTTGTCGTAGTAGCGGCGGGTCATGTCGAACAGCGCTTTCGTGCTGTCCGAGTGGTGGGTCACAACCATAGCCTTCTGGGCTTTGCGCTGCGAGGTCCACCAATACATGTAGCCGCCAACGGCGGTGGAGAGGCCCATCTGGCGGGCCTTGAGAATGATTACACGGACCCGGCCTTCCGTCTTCATCTGATCATTGACCATCTGAAGCAGTCGGCTCTGGGCCTCGTTGAGCTTGAGGTTGACTACCTCACCATCCTTGGTCCTGATCTTCAGGGCCTTGGAGGCGTAGTAATCGAAGTCCTCGAAAAGCCGCTTCCTGATCTCCTTCCGCCTCTGATCGGCGGTCTGGGTCATGCGGGCTTGGCGTCTTCCTCTGCCAGCTCGTCAAGGAAGTCCTCAGCGGTTCGGAGGTTGACGTTGCTGGTGGCAGCAGGCTTGGCGAGGTTCCATTCAAGGAGAGTGCGGATCGTGGCGAGCTTGTCCTTCGTGGGAAGGTCGGTCGCCAGCATCTCCACAGCCTCCTTCATGGCCTTGCGGGCAATGGGATTGTCGGGGAGAGCCCCTTCCATATCCATGAGCTTGAAAATCCTTTGGGCGATCTTGCGGGCTTCTTCCCGCTGAAGGGCCGCTTCGTGGTTGGTGGTGCCGAGGGGGTTGCCTGCGATCTTGGACGGCTTCGCTTTGCGGGCTTCGGAATTCGCCGCCGCTCTACTGATCTCGGATAGCTTCTCGGGGTTCTCGCGCTTGAGGCGAGCGAAGTAGGCGTCTCGGGGCTTGCCTACGTAACCTTGGCGCTCTCGCTTCCTCTTAGGTTTGGGAGGCGGCGGGGGCGGGTTGAGCGCCAGGTCGATTAGGGCTTCAAGCGTCTTCGGCTTGTTCTTCGCCCCCTTCGGGCGACCCCGTGGGCGCTTCGGGGCCTTCTTCAGCTCGTCCAGCAGCCACTTCGGGCGTGTTTTCGACCCTTTTGGCCTTCCGCCCTTGTTTCGCGGGGGCTGGTCGGTCGGCGGCGTTTCGATGCTCATTCTCAATCATTCGGCTGATTGCGCCCCGGATGGTGAGGGCGTGTTCGGGAAGCCCTGCGAGACCGCTGGGAATGCTGTCACGAATGGCGGTCAGGAGGGCGATCTGTTCCTCGTCTGTAAGGTAACGGGAGCCCTTGATCCGTTCAGCTTCCCTAAGGAGCGAGACGGTATCCTTGATGTTGAACATTAGTGTCCTTGGAGGGTGTGGGGAGGGGACTTAGCCCCTCCGCCACGTTGTTAGTTTTGCTTGCGCGATCTGCCGGGACCCTTGGTCATGGCACCCGCCTGGAGGCTTTCCTGCGTCTGATGCGGCTTGATCATGGCGAGGTCATAGATACCCTGACGGACTTGCTTGATCTCTCCATCCTGTGCGCCAGAGGCGAGCAGTTCAGGCATGATGGCGTCATCGAAGAAGCTGCGAGCCTCATCGCCGGTCTTGATGCGGTCCCTGACATGCTCGGCCATGCGACCCACGGCAGCCTCAGTGTCGGGACTGAGGCCACGGGTCATGTCCATGATGATGTCCGTGCCTGCGCTGATGTTGCGGTTCTTCGCAGTATCGTACTCACGCTGGCGGCGGACTTGCTTGTAGTAGGGACCCGCTTCCTTGGGCGGCTCCGAGGCAGGGGCTGCGGGAGCGCCTGTGTCATCACTGACGCCTCCGGTGAGGCCACCGTTATCGACAGCGCCGGTCTTCGTGTTGACGAAGGACCCATCAGCCTGCGCTACCCATCCGGCCTGAGCGTCAGCCTGCTTCGCGGCCTCGAAGTCAATCGGGGCTTGGGCAGCAGGCGTGGCAGGGGCGGGCTTGGGAGCGGGCTGGGCGGCATCTAGGCGAGCCTGAGCGGCCTCATCCACAGGGACGGGAGCTGGGGCAGGAGCGGGAGCTGGAGCGTCAGCAGCCTTGGGCGGGATGCCGAGTTCTTCGACGGCCTTGCCCATACGCCCACCGAGGACAGAGCCGATCTTGCGGTTCTGCGTCGGGTAGTTGTGACGGATGCGGTTGATCTCGCCTGCGAGGTCAGGGACTTGCTGCTCAACATGGTCGAGGACAGCCGGAAGGTCCTTGGGATCGATCCCGAGACGGGCAGCGAAGGCGTTCTGGACGCCGCTGTCGCCGGGGATACCCTGAGCGATAGCGTCTTCAATCGCAGCCTGAGCCGGGTCCACCTTCTTGGGCTTGGGGGCCGGGGCTTCCTTGGGCGGCTTGGGCGGCGTGAAGTCCACGTTGGGATACGATGCCTTGAGGGCGTCCTGCTTGGCCTTCTGGCGCTGGGCAGCGATCTTGAGGACATCGTTCCACCCAGCGATCTCAGCGTTGGTCTGAGACTTAGGGACAGGGACCGGAGTGACGGCGTTGAGGCCAGCATCTGGGCTGTTGGCCTGCTGCTGCCACATGGCGTCTTCTTGCGCCTGCTTGGCGGCTGCGGCTTCCTGATCGGCTGCGGCGAATGCCTTCTGCTTGGCCTGTGCCCTCTGGAGCGGGGTGGGACCCTTCTCCTGACGGACGGTCCATGCAGCGTTCTGCTCTTGGGCCTTGGCACGGAGAGCCGCACTGTCGGCTCTGGCCTGGGCGGTATCGCGGGCCTTGAAGATGTCCGCGAGCTGGGCTTCGCCTTCGGCGTCCGATCCTGCTTGTTCCAGAGCCGCACGGCTTTCCTGTTGACCTGAGGGGCCGACGATCTCGCCTAGCTTCTTGTATCCGTTCTGCTTGTCCAAAAGGCGCTTGGCCGCATGGACACGGGCAGCTTCAGCATCGCCAGCGGTCGCCTTGGTGGCCCAACGGATGGACCGGCCAACTACACCGGGGATGGGAAGGAGATCGGTGCCTGTGGCAACGACCTGTCCAGCCCTTGTCAGGAATGAAGGATCGCGGGCGATTTCAGGGGTGAGGCGGCGAGCAACCTGGGTCTTCTCGATGGCGTCCGCGACCGCATCGCCTTCGGTGGTGCCTCGGAGAGCGTCGATTTCCTCTTGCGGGAGCGAGTGCTTGCGGCTGATGGCGTTCTGGAGCCTGAGCTGTTCGGACTTGGGGATGCCGAGCAGCTTGACATGCTCCATGAGCTGGTCGGTGTAGCCGTCGATCACATCGTTGACGGTCTTAACGTCGAGCGGGGCGCGAGGCTTGGGACCGACTAGGCCACGGTTGACGGTGTTGTGGGTCTTTACGAGGTCAGCAACGAACTCGGAAGCATAGCGGGCAGCCTTAGGGTCCATCGCCGCCTGCGTCTTGGCGAAGTTCTCGGCACGGATTTCAGGCTTGGCGTTGTGGGCAAGTGTTCCTGCCCCATAGCCGCCTACGCCTCCTGCGAGACCGCCGAGGGTGGAGGCAATCGCCTGCCCGGTGGGGCCGAGGCCGGCAGCCTGGGCAACCTGACCGCTAACGTCTGCGCCGACAGCGCCTGTTGCGCCGCCCACAGTGTCGCGGATAGGTGTCGAGCCGAACTCCTTGAGAGCCTCTGATACCGCGCCAGTTCCTGCCTTGGCGAGAAGGCGTGAGATACCAGCAGTACCGAGAGCGGACGATCCGCCCTTGATGATCTCACTGGAGAGATGGTTTTCGCTGTCAGGGAGGCCGAGGCCGTGACGCACGGTCTTCCCAAAGTCAGCGGTATAGTCCTTGTATCCCCAGGCCCTGCCGATGAGGGTGTTGACAGGATCGAGGGCGATGCCGGGGATATCGGCAAGCCCTTCAACTACGTCGCCAGTGCCCTGAGCAATTCCACGGCCAAGCTGACCCAAGGAATGGACCCCGAGGAAGCCGCTATCATCAGCGGGCTGAACAGGATCGGGATTAGCGGCAGGAGGCTTGCCGGAAGCCACGGGGACAGGTTCCTGTCCGATGGGGCCGTCCTCAGGCGGGGCTTCATCACCCTCTGCACGAACGGCGGGAGGCGCTGGATGCTCCCCGATCTTGTAGCCCTCAATGAGCTGGCGGATCGAGACCTGACCGCGATTGTAGTCGCGCCTGATCTGGGCATCGATGGCGTCAGTTCCGGCCTCAGGAGTGGCGAAGACTTGGAAGCCGTTGCCACCGGGGTTCTTGAGGTTGCCGACATTGTTGGTCGAGGACCCTTCGGTCTTGACGTAGGCGTCTCGGAACGCCTGAAGCTGATCGGGGGTGAGGGGCTTATCGATGTCAACGCCAAGGGCCTTGGCGATGGTCGCCATCTTGGCGTCTACGATGTGGTCTGGGTTGTCGCCGCCGTGGGAGGCGCGGGGGGTTAAGCCTCCCGTGTGCGACTGTGAGGCCGGTGCGGACGAAGGCGTCCCCTTGCTTGCTTGGAGCTGCTTGAGGGTGACGCCTTCTTCCTGAATGTATGCGTCAATATCCGCTTCGGGGGCACCCATATCGATCATCTTGGCGATGTTGCGCTTGATGCGCCCGATGTCGGGATTAGACATTATTCAAGTCCGTATTTCTGCTTGAGAGAGCTGCGGCCCCCTCTGGGAGACGGAGCGGCTGTGGTGGGTCCACCGGAAACGGTAGGCGCGGTGTTGGACACATCGATGCCGTACTGATTGCTGATGTCGGCAGCGCGGGCCTGATGGTAGTTACGGCTCCGCTCCAGCATCCGCATGGCGTTTGCCAGTTCGTGGGCGGCACCCTCGTTGTCACCGGACGAGACCATCGACATGATCTTGGCACGTTCGGCGTCACCATCGGTCTGGACGCCACGGGCATCCATGAGCTTGGTGTTGACGAGTTCCTGAGTGAACTGCTGGAGGGCACCGTAGGCACGGGAACCTTCATCAGCGAACACGCCAGATACCGCCTTACCCGTGTTCAGTAGATTACTGACTAACCCCAGGTTGAGAGTACCATTCTGAAGGCTGGTAAGGACGCTGTTGCCGAGGTCGAGAGTAGCGTTCGCCGCGCTTACTTTACCGGCGTAGTCGTCGTATTCCTTGACGGCTCCGACAGGGACCTGACGGCCTGCTCGCTGCGCTGCGGCGATCCGCTCTCGTCCTGCCTGATTGAGACGGGCGATCTCAAGGTTCGTGTTGTTACGATCCCTGTTCCAATCGTCCTGATGGTCGAGGTAGCGGTCCTGATAGTCCCAATGGCGGGAGCTATCGCGATCTCGCTGGTCCACAGAGTAGACGGTCCCGTCATAGCGACGGTCAGCGTTGTAACGGGCGTTGTTCTCGGACGTTGCCAGCTTCCGGTTGGTGATGCTGTCTTCGTAGTCCGCCACTGCCGTCCGCTTGAACACAGGCTGGCCCGTGGTCGGATCGATGCTGTAGGTGAACGTACCGTCCTTGAGCATCTGAGGCTTGAGCTTGTCAGCCTCTGAGTTGAGCGTGGCGTTGAAGGCCGTGGCCCCTGCCCCCAGCCCCTGAAAGAAATCAGGGTGAGACAGGAGACCCGTACCGAATGCAATGAGAGCGTCAGCCGCGCCAGGCTTCTGCTTGAGGCGACCGAAGAAGCCGGGCTGCTTGATCTTGGAGAGCGAGGTAGCCTGAGGGCCGCTGTCGGACGGATCGAGACCTAGAGGGCCGGGGTCCTGTGCGGAGATGTTCGGGGCATATCCGGTGCTGAAGTTGTTGACGAAATCAGGGTCGATAGGATCATAAAGGGCCATCATTTGCTCCTTAAATCTTCATGCCCATGCCGCCGAGGACGGAGCCGACCCCGAGGACGGAGCCGAGGATCGAGCCGCTGGACTTCTGGGTGCTGGTGGAGCTTCCGCCCCAATTGTTGGAGCCGACGATCCCGTAGTATTGCTTGAGAAGGTCCATGCCGCGCTGATCGTTGCCCTGCCACTTCTGGAAATTGGCATCGAGCTGGCCCTGACGGTCCTGCTGGTTGAGCTGACCGGCCTTGATGGCGGCGTCTTGATTGCCGAGGGCCATACTGTTCCCGCCAGCGATGGCGTCTGCGCCCTGACCGAAGGCCGAGCCGTAGAGGCTTCCTGCCGCGCCCATGCCGCTCATGTTCGCCGTGCGGGCGTTCTCTGCGAGGCTGAGGCCGTTGTTGTAGGCATTGCCGCGCATGGTGGAGGCAATGTCTCCGATCTGATCCTGAGCGCCGCGCATCGCCACACCAGCAGCGATCCCTGCGCGGGAGCTGTTGATGTTGCCGGTGCCGGTGGCTGCCCGGTCAATGGTCGGAAGGTCGTTCTCGTAGAGATTGCGGGTGACATCACGCGAGGCGGCGTCGATCTGCCCCTGAAGGAACGGATTGTTCGCATACTGGCTGGCAGCGTCGATGTTCGCCTTGGTCGGGTCGGTCCCGGCCATTTGGGACAGCTTGTCGGCAGCGCCGGTGAGACCCGTGGTGCCACTCTCAAGGAGGGACTTACCGCCTCCGGTGAGTGCCGAGGAGTTCTGGGTTCCCTGACCGCCCACGTAGCCGAGCGTGTTCTGAATTGCCTGCGCAGTGGCAGGGTCCATACCGGCGTAGAGGTCTCCAGTGTACCAAGGCGTTCCGGCCTTGGACTGATAGAGGCTGCCAGCGTTGTTGAAGATACTCTTGAGGGCGTCTGCCTGGGGCTGCCAAGGCTTGGTATCAGTGGTGGTGGTGGTGGAGCCGCCAAGGAGGCCCATAATCGTATTCCAGTAGTGTTATGCTGTGTTTGAGATGGCGGCGTTCCAATCCACACGGGCGGAGACGGCGATTTCAGCGATGTTGGGGGCTGCGGAGACTGCGATCTTGGCCTTCCGTCTGGCGGCTTCGATCTTGGCCCCAATCGAGGCCCATTGGACAGCATTGGTGGACACTTCGGCGGCGAGATCGCCCACGGTGGTCCCTACTGCTTCAGCCTCAGCGGTGAGAAACGGTGTAGGGGAGCTGGGATCGGCCAGATATGCCTGAGCCTCTGCCTGTTTAGCGAGGTAAGTGAGCCCCTGTCCGCTGCCTGGAGTGATGAAACGGGCGCGAATGGCCTCGGCTTCGCTGTCGATGTTAGCGTGAAGCCACGCACGGACGACTGAGAGGTCCGTCTGGCCGGAACTGAATGCCTGAGCGGGGACCTGAAGCAGTCCAGCGCCTTCGGGGATGACTTGGGAGGCTGCTTGGCCCTGCGACACGGAGCCTCGCCACAATTCTGACCCTGTGGCAAGGTCGTAAACGATGAAATAGTCCATGTTCTACTTTAGAAACTCTGTGACGGTCAGGATTGACCCGTTTCCGACCGTAAGTGTGGTCGGCTCTACGTTGGTGACGATGATGTCGTAAGTGTACGACCCGGCAGCTAGGCCCGTGTCCAAGTCCATAATCACGGTGCCGCCTGCCGCATTTGTACCGGCGTACTGTTGGATCAGGGAGATCAGCTTCATGTTGGTCCCATTACGCCGTAGGGTGATTGTGTTATTGAAGTCGTCGCCTGAAGTCAGGCTCAGATAGCACATGATCTGCATCTGGCTCTCAGCGAGGGTCTTGTTAACGGTTACGGACAGCACAGTGGCGTTGGTGTTCGTGGGGATGCTTGTGTTCGTACCGAGTTCAACGGCCCCGAACTTGGTAACTGCGTTGCTGGCGATGTTGCTGGTCGTGACGCCGCCCACCGCAATGGCACTGGAGGTAATCGAGCCGGAAACCATGAGGTTACCGTTGATTTTGACGCCACCGCTGTCCACCGAGAAGGGTGTCACAGCGGCCACGCCGGGCATCACTACGTTGAAGTTGTCAGCAAGGATCGTGAACTCGCCTGAGGTCCCGCCATTGTTCTGAGAAAAGCCGGTGACGTAGCCGTTTACGTCGAGAGTGACCCCGTATTTGGCCTGAAGACCGTTGATCGAGGTCCCGTAGGTGCTGAGGGTCGAAGTGTGCCCGCTGACGGTAGTGGTCAGCGTCGTGACGTTGGACGAGATCGCGCTGTCAGCGCTCGCCCGCGTACTGGCCTCGCTGGTGATGCGGGCAGACAGCGCAGAGTTGCCGCTGGTGGCGTTGTTGACGGTACTTTCGAGCGTTGTAGTGCGGGAGGCTAGGGCGCTGTCGGCGTTCGTCCGTGCGGTCGTCTCATCGGTGATGGAGGCGGAAAGCGTGGCATCTGCCGTCTGATAGCCCGCTTCGACCGTATCGATGCGGGAGGCGAGCGCTTCGTCGGCATCGGCCCGCGTGAAAATCTCGGTGGAGACCAGCGCCCGTACCGCGTTGTCGCCTGCTTGGAAGTCGGCCCTTACGGTATCGATCCGAGAGGCTAGGGCCTCATCGTTCGTGGTGCGGGCGAGCTGCTCCGACATCACGGCAGCGTTGACCGTGGAGATGTTGGACTGAAGCTGGGCGGATACGGTGTCCACCTTGCTCGAAATCGCCTCATCGGCAGAGGCCCGAGCGATTTCCTCGGACGTGATCTTGGCGTCAGTGGCAGCGTTCGCCGCCGTGAAGTCGGCTTCAATGGTAAAGAGCCGGGCCGCGAGGGCGTAGTCTTCCTCGATCCGGGTGATGCGCTCGTCTTCGACCTTGGCGGTTGAGTTGGCGTCTGCCGCCTTGACAACGACCTGGAGGGCTTGGGAGAGCTTATCCAGCTCGTCGTCAACGTAGGAGGGCAGGCTGTCGGGTAGGGAGGGCCGAAGCGACCGGACGTAAGCCGGGAAGTCCAGCGGGTTCAGTGGTTTGGTATCTTCGACCATCGGTGTTTCTGTTGGAGTTAGCCTCTGCGGCCCCGAGCCACGACATTCGCGTCGAACCCGGAGAAGGAGAAGTCGCCTGAGCCTGTGTAGGTCATGCGCCACGCAAGGTAGCGGCCGGCCACGCGGCCCGTATCGACCTTGGTGGAGGCGGAAGGATCGAACGTCAGAGCGTCCCCGAAGGCGACTTCGGCCTCCACAACGTCCGTTGCTCCAAACTGGAACGATACCGGATCGCCTCCCTTGATGCCGAGCTGCGGGTAGAGGGTGTGGATGACCTTGTAGCCGGGCAGGGGGACTTCAAGCTCGTCCAGATCGAGACCCACACGTTCAGCCACGCAGGGCTTGAGGGCTTCAGTGCAGACAGGAGCGGAGAGCCCGCCGCCAACCATGCGGTCGAGGCCGGTGATGCGGCTTTGAGTGATCCCAAGGCTCGCGTCCTTGCGGGAGGCGAACAGGGTGTAGGAGCGTTGGACCTGATCGGGGACCTGAAAGTCCTCGGAGGCTACGTCAGCGAAGGTGAGGGCGCTGAAGGACGAGTAGGGGTCGCCCTGCGGAAGCGTTCCGTAACCTACCGCCGTGACGTTCGGTGCGTCGTAGAAGGTCCATCGGCCTGAGGGGTAGTGGTAGACGGCCTGGCGGTTGCAGCCGGTCGTCGCCCCAGCGAAGCCGGTGCGGTCGTCGGTGGACGGGTAGTTGAAGTGGATTTCGCTCAGGATCGGATCGTGGCTCACGAAGCACAGGCGGCGCTTCGAGAAGTCCAGATTGTCGAAGATGAAATCCTTGACCTTGCCCTGAGCGATGGAGGTCTTGGTGGCCCCATCGTGAGCGTAGATGTCGTTCTGATCGAAGACGTAGTGCATCCCATCGACCTGAACCACGCAGTTGAGGTTGATCGAGCCTGCCCGGTCATAGAGCTTGCGGAAGCGGAACATGAAGTTGCCCCCGATGTAGTCCATGATCCAGACTTCGTTCTGGCAGTAGATGACGAAGCTGTCGCGCAGGGTCATCCCGTCAACGATGGGGGTGCGCATCTCGTTGATGATGTTCTCACCGGACGAGTTGGTGGTCTCGGTGGTGTCCCATGTCTGCGGGGGAGCGCCGAAGGTGGCGAAGTCCGACCACTTGACCATCGTAGGGTACTCGGTGCCTCCTTTGGAGACGCCCAGAGCGATCAGGAAGTCCTTGTAGCCCCGCATGGCGAGGCAGCGATAGGTCGAGGGCCAGGCGGTAAGGGGGAGGAAGGTGGCATCACCCTGACCCTTCATCAGCGGTACGCCATCCTTCTGATTGAGGTAGGCGATGGACCCAAGGAAGCTGTGCGACCAAGGGGTGTCCGTGGTGATTACGTGGGGGTCGGGAGGGCTGACATCGGTGAGGGTAGGACCCCCGGTGACGGTGTAGATGGAGCCGGTGTCACCTACCGCGACGATGGCATCATTGCCCTCAGTGACCGGGGGGATGGAAAAGAGGTAGGCGGGATCGAAGTCGGACGGAAACTGATAGACTTCCCGATGCACAGGGGCGCGGGTGATCTTGCGGTTGTCGAAGCGCACGTTCACGCCTGCCGAGAGGGCGTTGGGCGGGAGGTCGAAGGGGTGAAGGTCCGAGACGATCCCTGAGCCGCCGAGGTCGCGGACAGGGAGGTTGGGCATCTAGCTCAAATTCTCATAATGTAGTGCAGCCCCATGACCGGAGGCAGCGTGGCGACCGTGACGCTGTGCGTGTGGTCGGCGGCAGTGCTGGAGGTATGGGTGTGCGACGAGGTAGCGACCGTGGCCGGGTGGGTGTGGGCATTGCCTCCACCGACCGAGCTGGAGCGTCCGAGGGTGGCACCAGCGGTATCGGAGCCCATGCCGTAGGAGGCACCTGAGGACGACCCTGTGGTGGCCTGGACGGGGGTGCCTTCGCCGTTGGTGGCGAGGGTGTTGTAGGCTCCCGTGGTCGAGCTGAACTCGTAGTGGTAGTGAGCGGGGATCTCGGCGGTGGTGAGCGTGTGGCCGTCCACCGTGGCCGTGTGGGTATGGTCTCCACCCGTGATGGTATGCGTATGGGACCCACCGGCTGCGGTCGTCGCTGTGGCGCTGAGGGAGCCTGCGGTGGCACCCTTGGCAGCGACAGTCCCCGCACCGATGACGATCTGATCTACGAGGTTCGGAGGGGTGATGTTCCCTGTGCCGTCAGATCGGGGGACCGCTACACCGTTACACAAGGTCCATCCGGCAGGGACGGTAGCCGAGGACCCATACCACAGAGCGATCAGTCCGACAGGGGACCCTTGATTGAGGGTCTCATCGGTGACGGTGACAGGGCTGTTGATGTTGGGGAAGGTATTCTGGAGGGCTGACTTGATCAGGCGAATGTGATCGTCAGCCTGCTGAACGAGGTCGGTCGCAGCCGGGTAGGACGGATTGAGCTGCGAGATGAGCGTAGCGGTTTCGAGAGGCACTTAGGGTCTGCTTTAGGGGTAAACTGGAGGGGGAACTGAGAAGGAGACCCATAGAAGGGGCGTAAGGGAGGCTTAGGGTAGGGCTCTAGGATAAGACCCTATTTCATTCCTCTGGGTGGGCTTAACGATCACTCAAGAGTGGGTGAGCGTAGTGTTCTTCTAAAGTATGACTTTTAGCCCCTTTTTTGACACACCCTAGGATTTCTGCGGGTTTCGTAACGATCAGTGCAGAGTGGGCGTAACGATCAGTCCACAGTCCAGCCCACCGGAGACATGGGGCAGCTAGGGGCGTGGACCTGGCGCTCAGAACGATGCCTCGGGGTCGTAGCAGGGAGAGGATCGGGGTGGTGGCGGGAGGGGGACCCTGTGTTTCCTATGGGACCCAAATATTCGAGTTTCCAAACTCCGAGGGTCCTCACCGCTCGAAAGCGAGGGATAACAACAACTACAGTCCGGCTTTAGCGGATTTTTGGAAACGGATGGTCTCAAGGCGTCGGTTGTCCCTGCCAGCGGGCGGAAAGGGACCCTAAAGACAGGCAATTCCCCGCATGTCAGCTCCCCGCATCGCCTAGACCCTAGGGAAACTGCGGGCTTGCAACGGATATTCGATCCGATGGGCGCGGGGGACATTAGGCGCGGGTGCATCACGATAACCACACATATTCGCCGGGACATTTGCGCCTAACCAAATTGGCGATAGGCCGGAACGGGGACATTTTGTTTTAAGCGAAAAGAGGGAGGCGCAAGGTCGCAAGGGAAGCGCCCGGCCATTGGGCAACATTCCGCCCCTGCGCTCTATCCCTGCATGTGCATCTGTCCCCTATTGCGTAATGTCTCCATTGCGCCCATATGCTCGGGGGCAGGGTGATCCCCTGCGGCGCGGCGGCGCTATCCGCCATCGGTACGGAGACCCCATGTCCTACGTTCTCGCCTCCCTTGTCGATGCGGTGGCGCAAGCCTCCTTCCCTCTCCTGCTGGGCGCTGGTGCGCTCTGCATCGCTCGTAGCTGGGGGCGCTTCCTGCGCTCCATGAACTGAAAGCAAACGCAATGCCTATTGATCGTCGTTCACATTCACGTCCTCGCCTGTCCCTGCGCTTCCCTTCGGACTGCTCTCCCACTGAGCAAGCATGGCGCAAGCGTAACGCAATCCCGGCGCTGCTCGATGCCCCTTCGTGGGCTTCTAGCTCTGCTGAACTGTCCGCAATTGAAGAATAACCGCACAAGCGAAAGGTTAACCCCATGTCCTATGTCCTGTTCGTATTCGATCACTCCAACGGTGAGCGCGATTGCCTCTATAGCCTCGTAAACCACGGCGCGACTGATAGCCTCTTAGGCGATTACGCATCGCGTGATCTCGATTACGTTAAGTCGCTGGCTGATAGCGCTGCGGCTGAGTTCTCCGCGCCTAGTGTGGTGGGGTCGGGGGTATCTGCGCAGTATGCGATCTTTAGGACTAGCACTGTCCCCATGGGTCGCCACGGATTGGACCTGAGCCGCTTTCGCTCTCCGGTCTATGTGCCTGCACCTTGCGTTGCGGCGGCTCTCCATCGCGGCTGGCGTGTGCCTGAGGCATGCATGGGGGATTTCATCGCACCTCGCGTGGCGTCGGCTCTCGCCTCTGTGTCTGCGCCTGCGGTCTATCCCATCAATCCCGACTTGCCTGTGGAACTGAGCGACGGAACGCCTTGTCGTGTGATCCGGGTAAACCGTGAGTGGGGGGATATCCGCATTCGTCCCCTGCGGCGTCCTCGCGGTTCCTACGCGAGGGACTGGAATGATGAGTGGAACCATAGCCTTGTTACGGGCGAGTTCGGCGGCTCCCCTCACTATCTGCGCCTGCAAAACGTGATCGCGCGGCCTGCTCCTGTCGATGTGGAGGAAAGCGGGAGCGATAGCAGCGAAGCGCCTGCCCCTGCGCCTGTGGTTCGCTTTGAAGTCCGTTCGGGTCTCAATGGGACTGATCGCGATACCTGGGGCTGCGTCCATGAAGCGGAAAGCGGCAAGGCTGCGGCTGCTTGGGTCTCTGAGCGCAAGGGAGACTATCAGGCTGCCGGTAAGTCCCTTGTCATCGTCAAGGTTGAACTAGCAGCGCCTTCGGTTGACTGGCGGGAGCGGGAAGCCTCGCGCCTCTCGGACGGGACCTATACGCCTTTGCCGGGCGATTGGGCGCGGCTGATCGCAAGGGACTATCCCGACCATTTCCCCCATGTTGCCAAGAGCGATAAGCGCAAGGTCGCCTTTACGGAGACTGAAGGCAGCGGGGAGCGCGATAAGCAAAAGGTGCTTTCGGCTCGGGCATACATGGATCGCTTTTTCTGTGGGGGCGGCAAAGCGTCGTGGTACGGTTACGAAAGGGAGCGCTTCATTTCCGATATGCTGGGCGCTTCCATTAAGCCCCTGCTTGCGCCTCTGGCCGATGCCGATGCCCTAGAGCGTGTCTATCTGGACTGTCAGAGGGGCTATGATGTCAATTCGTGCATGTCGCATAGCCTCGGTGATTATCGCTCCCCCATCCATCCTGTCCGCGTTTACGCGATGGGCGGCGATATCACTATGGCGCTTCTGCGCGGCTATGGGGACAGTGCGCCCGATGACTTCGCGGCGGCGGACGTTGATCCCGATGCCACTTGGGATAGCGCAGGGCCGATTGTGGCGCGGTGTCTCGTCTGGCCGGAAGGGAAGCAATATGGGCGAGTGTATGGCGACTGCGACGCCGCGCGTATGCTTCGGACTGCGCTAGAGGCTGACGGCTATCGTTCGGGTGATCTCTACGGCGCAAAGATTGCTAAGGTCCGTGGCGAGGGGCGTTATTCTCACATGTGGGTCATGCCTTACTTGGACATTGGCGACGGTAACTTCTCGGACGGCGGCGACTATTGGACAGTCGGTGGGGATTATTGCGGCGGCTCCACGTCTGGCATGATTGAAGCCGAGGAAATGGAGACCTGCGCCCATTGTGACGAACAGTGCAGCGCGGACGATTTGTCCTCTGTGCTGGTGGGCGAGGGCGATTATGAGCAATGGTGTTCTAGCTGCTGCTATGACACGGGACATTGTGAACATCTGGGCGAGACTGTCGCACATGATGAACTGCGCGAATTTGTCGATAACCGGGGCTGGACTGTCCATGTTGCTGGGTGGCTGCTGGACAACGGCACGATTGAGGCTGTGCAGGATACTAACGGCGAGTGGCGGCATCCATCGCAAGCATTCACCTGTCCCGATTGTTCCGAAGTGTTCCCCATCGATGAAGGCGAGGAAATGGAACTGCCCACCGGCGATACGGTGACGTTGTGTTCCGATTGCCACTCTGAGCGGGAAGCCTCGCCCGAATTGCCTCTGGCGTCTGCGGCCTAACTGTCCTCAATTTAGGATTATCTACCATGTCTAAGGTATTCACTATGGGCCGTCCGGTTGCGGCGCTGCCCTATTCTCCTTCCCCTGCTGAACTGACGGAAATGCAAGCGGGCGTTTCGGGTCTGCTAGAGGTCCTGAGCTGGGCGCGGCCTCACGGGTCGCAAGCTGAACTGGACTTCGTTAAGCGCCATGTGCTTGCGCCGCTAAAGGCGCTGGGGGTTCCCTATCAGGTCGATAACTTCGGGAATGTATGGGCCACGGTTTCCCCTTACTCGGGCTATGATGGGCCTGCCTTCCTGTGGTCCTGTCATGTAGATACGGTTCACTCTAAGGGCGGTCGGCAGTCCGTTCGCTTTAGGGCCGATGGGCGCACGGTTGAACTGGTGAAAGGGAAGCCGGGGCGCTGCCTGGGGGCAGATGATGGCGCGGGCCTGTGGCTGCTCTTGGAAATGATCAAGGGCGGCGTTCCGGGGGGCTACGTG